TCAGGCGGCGGTGATCAGCTCCGAGGAATCCATGTCGAAATCGGCCATCGCATAGGAATGGATGGCGGGATCCTCATACGTGCTCATATAGTAGGTGTTGGTCTTGGACGAATAGCCGCTGGTGAACAGCGTGCGTTCGAACTGGCCGTTGCCCATCTTGGCCATGCCATCCACCATCTGCACGGAACCAAGGGTGTGGAACAGGCGGGACACATTGGCCGCCTCACCCTCCTGCTGCGGATAGTGCGTGTTGGCGTAGGCCACTCGCACGAAACGCGACGGGGAGCTCACGTCGCCCGGAATGCCGTGCATGCTCACGCCGGCGCCCCAAGCGGACAGGGACGCCTTGCCCCACGTGGCCGGCTCGGCCATCTCGTTGCCGACGCACATGTAGTTGCGCAGATTCTCCATATGGAAGCCGAACGTCGGCTGGTTGGTCAGCACGTCTACGTCGTCATGGTGCACATGCATGCCGTCCGCCATCTGTTCGACGACGATGCTGCGCTCGCTGTCGCCGATGATCCAATGCAGCAGCGACTCCTGCTGGCCGGGCACGATCTGGGAGACGAGGGTCACGTTCTTCAACGCCTCCTCGACTTCGTCGACGGAATCGAAATTGCGTGCCACCCACAGCGGGAATTCGAAGGTCGCGACGTTGTCGGTGCCTTCGACCGGCTCATGCACGAACTCCGCGTAGCCGGGGAAATTCAATCCCGCGATGGCCAGACCATGCTCGTTGGCGCAGTCGAAATACATCGGACGGTCGGCCATGACCACGCCCACGCCGATCACCGCGTTCGGCGTGGCCTTGCCGCTCGCGCCGAACACGTTGTCGTAGTGGTAGCCGCGTGGAGTGGCTAGGATGCTTTCGCCGTATGAGAAGCTCCAGTCGAGGTTGCGGCCGAAATACATGTTTCCCTCTTCGTCGGAGAAACGAACGCCAGTGCACATGATGGACTTCCTTCCTTTGTTTGATTGACCCGGTGCGTTCATCATACGCATGGACGGCTGGACGAACCACGGCTTCCGCCGACGGATAAACATAAAGGGTGGCCAAAAATGCCAAGAGTCGTTGAAAATGAAAAAATCCCCTTGTTTCCAAGGGGATTTTTCGAATGGCTCCTGCGACTGGGCTTGAACCAGTGACCGTCCGATTAACAGTTAGAGAGTTTGATAGAATACCCCTTGGAACGATTGGGCAAAACGGCTTCATTCCAACGGTTTAACCTCACTTGAGGGTCACTTGACCCGCAAGTGAAGGTTAAATGGAAGTCTGAGAATGTCTGAGAATATGGAAGCAAGGAGGTAATCATGGCACGCAAAGCAAGAAACGGCATCGTCTACCCATACAAAGTCGAACGGAAAAAGAAGCTGGCCGATGGCACAATCAAGGCTTACCCCAGCTTCGAGTTCAAGATCGACGGGAAGACCTACAGCTGCAAGAAGTACGCCGACGCGAACCGGCGTCTGACCGAACTGCTCCAAGAGCGAGCCAAATTCGGCAGCACCAGCAACACGTCAGTCACGTTGGGCGCATATTCGGAACAATGGTTGGAACGACGGCAGAGGGATGCAGACCCGAAGACGTTCGCCAACTATCGAACCATCGTCCGCAAGCATCTGCGCCCGTACCATTCGCAGAAAATGTCGAACCTGAACGCCGCAGTCTGCGACCGCATCGTAAATGGTCTCACCGTCGCGAAGACCATCGATGGCAAGAAAATGCACGTGAAGGCCAGTCTCAGCCTCCGCCGCCAGACGCACACCACATTGAACCAGATTTGCAGTGCCGCCGTAGCAGATAGGATTCTTCCCACGAATCCGATGGGTGGCGTTCCTACTCCGAAGGACAAGGACATCAGTCTTGCCGACGAGCGCAAGAACGAAGCGCACGAGCGTACCGCATTCACCGATGACGAGGCGAAGCGTATCCTCCAAGCCGCCAATGAGTTGGGCATCCGCAAGGGTGCGAGGGAATGGTTCAGACTATGCACCGGTATGCGCCCAGGCGAAATCTTGGGGGCTTCACTCCAAGACCTCGAACTGACCACCACGGCAAACGGCATCCCCTACGGCGAATACACCGTCAACTGGAAACTGGAGGAGTTGAAGAAGGAGCACGGTTGCGGCGAACCAGACCGTAAAGGCGTGTACCCGTGCGGATACAAGCGTGGTGCCGCATGTCCGCAATGGAGGTGGCGTATTCCAGACGGCTTCGACATGATCGAGTTGCAAGGCCGCTGGTGTCTCACGCCGCCGAAATCCAAGCGTGGAAGGAAAGTGCCAATCATTCCCGCATTGGCGCAGACACTCGAAGCATACTTGGTGGATACCGCTGAAATACCGAACCCGCATGGACTCCTGTTCCGTCATGATGACGGCTCGCCCATCGAGCCGGAAGAGGATATCGAACAGTTCCGCAAACTGTTGGAAGCGGCGGGAGTACCCAATGCGGAGCATAGGAGCCGTCACGAAACCCGTCATACCGTCGTTACCATCCTGATGTCTATGGGTGTTGATGTCGGACTGGTGGAGGAAATCGTGGGCCATTCAAGCAGACTCATGGTGGAACATTACCGTCATGCCGGGTTGAAGGAACGGTTGGCCGCAATGGAAACGATGAACTCCGCATTAGACTTGAAGCAGATAGAACGGGCTGGCGAATAGAAGCCCTAAAACGCAGAAACGCCCCTCCCCCAGCGTAATCGCTGAGAGAGGGGCAAACTTGTGCAGGACGTACTAGTTGGGCATAGTATTCTTACACTTCTCTAACATCATGTTAGAGAAATGAAAGGTTTCTACTCGGAATACTTTGCCTTCAACTCGCTGACGCCAATCAAAGCGCCAACCAAGACGGCCAGAGCGTTCAACGTGGTCACGATCTGGTCAACGCATGGAAGGTTCCATGCGGGGCCGACCACATGCACGAACACAGCCAAAGCGGGCAACGCGATAAGCGCCAACCACTTCAGCACCTTGTACGCTTCGTCCGGCAGGATGTAGTTGTTTTCTTCGCCTGTTTCTTCCTGCGGCTTTTCGCCGTCATTCTGAGTCTCCTTGACTTCATCGACCATAATCGGTCTCCTTACCAGTAGAGGGTTTCGCCTGGATAGATCAACGCCGGATTGCCGGAACGATAACCGTGGATGCTGTACATGTTCACTCTGTAGTATCCGGCGATGCCGCTCAACGTGTCACCGGAGCGGACGGTGTAACGGTGAGTGCTGTACGTGTTGCTGACCGGCTGTCGAGCGACGCCGGTACCACGACGGCAGACCGTCTCGCCAGCGTAGATGATGTTCGGGTTGCCCGAACGATAACCTGTGTACTGGTTCCAGCTGCCGCCATTACGTGCAGCGATGGTGCTCAATGTGTCGCCACTCTTGACGGTCACGCAGACGCTACCGCAGTTCGTGTTGGCCGGAGCGCTCACTGTCGAGCCTCCACCCAAACGCTGGTTCACAATCGCCATCACACGGTCGTAGGCACCGCCAAGAGCCTGACGACGCTCGTTGCCGTTGCCGTACACGCCACGAATAACCTTGGTAGCCATATCGTTGTAGTCCGGCGTGGTAGTCACCTGCGGCTTAACCGGGTCATGACGAACCTCGGTCTTGGTCTTGCCGCGATCGCCGTTGGCGATCTTCTGCCAAGCGTCACGCTCACCGAAGAACAGGTTGAGGTCAAGCGGGCCGACACCGTTCAGATAGCCGGTGGACGCATACTGCACCATGCCCTCGCCCTTGCTGCCAGCGTTCCAAGGGGTAGACTGCCAGCCGGTCGCGTTCATGGAGGCGTACTGGGCCTTCCACAACATGCAGTGGGAGCGCACATCGGACGGAATCTGATACACAGCCGAATCCTGCACGTAGACAATAGGCCACACCTTGGTACGCGAATACACTTGGTTCACCCACTGGCGCACCCAGTCACCGTTACCCCAAGCATGATTGCCGTAAGACTCCCAATCCAACGCGAGCACGCACTGGCCCACATAACCGTTGAACTGGTTCAGATAATGGTTGACCTCTGCGGTGACGTTACCACCATCAGCGTAATGGTAGCCGCCACAAGCCTTGCCGGTCTGACGCGCCCAATCAATCTGGCTACGCCACGACGGATTCACATAACCGCCACCCTCAGTGACCTTCACCACGGCGGCATCGGCATCAACCACGCGGGTCACATCAGCCGACTGCCAGCCGGACACGTCGATTACGTTCATGTTCGCGGACGCGATAGGCGCGATAATCATGCACAATGCGACAACAAGACCAGCGAACGGCAACCGCATGTTGCGTGGAATCTTCTTATGCTTAGGACTTTTCTTACCGAAAATCTTCAAGCAAACCTCCTTCAAAAATAGAAAAGCCACCCCACAGTGGGATGGCTTGTAAAGAGTTGGGTTGGGAGAAGTTAGTGGCGTTCTTCCAAGTATTTTTCTGCTGCTGCGACTATCCAGCAGTGCGCGTCCAATTTCTCGAGCTTCGCCAGCTCGTATCGGACGGCCTCACTGTGGTCGTGGCTTTGGTCGCCGTAGATCAGTGAAATCAGCGTGTTTTTTATGGTGTCGCGGCAGAGTTCGTCCAGCCGCCCGTCAAACCGTTCGGAACGTTCGCCGAGCTGCCTCGTCTTAGCGAAATGCTGGGAAAGCACCGAATTGTAAGGCAATCGCTCGGGGTTCACATGCGCATACAATCCGGTCGCGAGCGATTCGAGCGCCCCCGGCCAGATTTTCAAGCACAGTGTGATTACCGCGCACGCGCCACCCACACCACCGAAACCCGCTAGAAAATTCTGTAACACATCACATCTCCTTGAAATCGTTTAATCTTTTGGCATGGTGTCGCCATCGAAATAATTGCCCGGCAATCCCAACGAGACGAGCTGCTGCCACTGGTCTTGAGGCACGCACAAGCCCTTGCTCAGATTGACCGTGCAATTGTTCAGCCCGACGAGAATGCCGTGAGTGGTGCTGGCGGCGGTGAAGACGTAATCCACGCGACCATTCGAATGGACCAGCCCACTATCACTGCCATTGGTGGTGAGACGCAAGCGCGGATTGTCGCCACTCGTGGACAGCATGTAACAGACGACGCTCACATGGTATTTCACGCCCGCCGTCAACCCCGTGAACGTGATGTCCGATGGTGTCGTGTTCGTCGTCTTGACGCTCACACCGTCTTTCGGCATGACGCAGTGATTAATGATGGGAGTCATGCCACCACCCCCATGAGGGTTAGGCGAGCGGCATCGTATCACCGTCGAAATATCCGATGCTGTCGAGCAGGGTCTTGTTCGCTCGATATTCGTCCTCCGTGCAGATGAGTATATTGGTCACGGTGACGGTCGGACTGCCTGACTTGACGTGATAACTCATTGATATCGGAGCGGTATTGTAGATGCTCATCAGGTAGCCGACACGTTGGCGTGCGCTGAATTCGCCCTGTGTTCCGCTTATCGAGATAGTGCCGCCCGTGACGTTCACCTCGGCACTGATCCAATATGTTATAAAACGCACGGTCGGAGCGGTCGTGATATGCACCCACTTGTCTGCTTGCAAGGTGATGGTCGAGGATGGTATCGTGCATAGGTTCGTGACCATCATCGGACATCACCCGCCCGACGGACGCTCCTATGCGCGCGGCATCGTGTCGCCCGTGAAGAAGCCCGGAAGCCCCCCCCCAACGGCAGTGCCATATGTGTCGGCACGTTCGATGAGAATATCGCTCATCATGCCTTTCGCGCCGACCGTTTTCTGTCCGACTGCGATTCGGACGAGCAGCTGGTCAGTGTTGGATGGGATGGTGATGTTCTGGTCGATCGTGATGGTCATGTCGTCACCTACCGGCACGTCCAATAACATGCGGTACGTGCCGTCCACTCTGGCGTAGATTCGAAAATCGGCGGTGGCTTTCTGCGCGTAGGTTAGTGCGTGCACGTGGTAGGTTCCGGCAGGCGGCAGTCGCGATTCCAACAGGGTGTATTGTCCGTAGTTGTCACCGGCCGCGACGCTGGTGGCCCGCAACCAATTGCGGTTGTTCACGACCAGGTAGTCGATCTTCGCGTTGTTGCCCGTCTCGATTTTCATGGTGCCGGTGATGAGCGGGTCGGGAAACCAGTTAATCCTCTGCATTCGCAGCCTCCTTATCAAGGCTGTTATCGAGACTGTCGAGCACATCCTGCGGGATCAGTTTCATGGCCGCCGCGAGTTGGCTGGTCAGGATTGCGTTTTGCTTGTTGAGAGTGCCGATTTGCGCGGAGAGCGTGTCGATGACGTCGTTCGCGTCGGCCGGAATCTGAGTCAAAATGTCTCCTTAAATACGAAACCCCCGCAATCCGTATGGATTGCAGGGGTTGAAAAAATTGGAATGCTGGATTAGTCTGCTGCGGTCATCGTGTCGATACGAGTAACCGCCTTCAATTCGTCCAAGGTGAGGGTGCGTCCGAGATTCGTCTTCACGTCCGTCAAAGTCACGCTGGTGCCGGAATCATCGAAGGTCGCAAGCACGCCACGGCTGTAGTCGCGCCACGATTCGGTCGAGCCGTCAGTGCTGGAAAACTCCAATCCCAAACGGCACAATTCCGCGCGCACCGACTCCTTCGGCGGACGCAAGTCAAGCACGCCGGACGGCTCAGAGGGCGTCACGGCAGTAGTGGTATCGGCGGTGGTTTCAGTGGTCTCATCGGCCATAATCAATCTCCTTAATTCTGTTGGTTTTGAGGTCTCGGCATAAGGGACTCATAGAATCTCTCCTCGCACTCGTCCAGATTTGATTGACTGGACTCGTCATTGAGGAAATCGTCCAATCCCTCAATGTCCTTGGTCACGGTCACGTCAATGCCACTCGACGGCTCCTCATCGGAGTCATCAGCGGACAGTGTGGCAATGAGATTCGCGTCCGTCTCATTCGACATGACCGGCAGACTCATGCCCTCACGCGCCTTATTGCGCGCGGCGGTCAGCGGGTCATTCAACACTTCCCCATCAGCCGCAAGCATTGACACGTCGGTAGCACTGTCATTCAGCGCCGATTCCAACGCCTCGAACGCTCCAGTCCACACGCCCCTGCCGGTGGCGCGGTCGTACCGGCTCGTGTCCTCCTTGCCCTGCATGATCGCCGCGATCGCCTCACGGGTCGAAGCAAGCCCAAGCAGGGCCTTCCACGAGGCGATCACATCGGGCGTGAACACGAAACTGTCCGACCCGTTCACCGGCGGATTACAGCGGATAATGCACAACCCGTTATCATCCATTTCAAAAGTCGATGACAACATGTCCTCCAATCATTTGACCAGATAGGCGAGGTATTCCGCATACACGTCGACCGGGCAAGGCTGGTCGGCGTTGTAAAGCTTCAGTTGGAAGCCGCTCTGGCCGCCCGTGTTCGCCGGGTGCGCGATGATGCCCGCCCATTGCGAATCCGCGTTCGCGACGACGTAATAGTGGCCGTATTTCGCCGGGCTGAACGCGCAGCTGACCTGCATTGCCGCGCCTGTCGCGATCTTCGAGCCGGGATTCGGATACCACGCCTTCCACGCAGCCTGGGCCTGGAACGTAAGACGGTTCGTGATGCCGCCAAGATAGCCGCCGAGATACACGTATCCGGTGCCGATGTTCGCGCCGACTCCGACACTGCCGTTCCCGTCTTCGGCTTCGAGCCACACGCTTGACCCCGCATTGGCATCACCAGTCAAATTCAGGAGTGCCCGGCTTTTTTTGCCAATGTCTGGCTCGTCGTAATCCGTGTCGGCAGTGGCGGGCACATGGGGGGGGGCCCCCGCCCCTGCCGGTGCCGCCCCTCTGCCGTGGCATCGACCGGAGCCGCAGGTAAGAACCCGGATCGTGCTGCGCGATACGTCCGCTCCATAATGTCATTCCGCCCATCTCACCGACCTGGTTGGAACTGATCTGCGATGCGATCGTGGGGGAAGCGAAATATGCAGTCGAACCTTTGTACGCTGGGAATTCCAATCCGTCACCATCAAACGTTTCCGCGCCGCCGATGGTATGCGTTCTGAAATCGGGGCTGATGCGCACCCTGTGCCCGCTGATGCGGGTTTGGAAAGTGCCGGTCAGCAGATTCGACTTGCCCTCACCGTCCAAATAGACGGTCTGGTTATGAGCCGAATCCCACATTTGCAATGCGGTCGAGTTGAGCTTCATGCCGGTGTTCTCGGCCTCGGAGCTTTGGAAGACGGCGCCGGTGAACACGTAACCTCGGAACTGGCCCGCCGCGATTCTGTCGGACGTGATGGTGCCAGCCGCGATCTTGACGGCCGTCACGGAATTCGCCGCGAGCTTGTCGGCGGTAATCGCACCAGTCACAATCTTGGACGCATTGACCGAATTCGCAGCCAGCTTGTCGGCGTTTACCGCGCCAGCAGCCAAAGCGGCAGTGGTCACGGCATTGGCGGCGATGTCGCCCGCTTGAATCTTGTGGACGTTGAGCAGCGCCACGGTCATGTCTTCCGTGACCTTGAGCTTGCCCGTGGTCACGGAATTGGCTGCAATCTTGTCGGACGTGATGGCCAGTGCGACGATATTGCGCGCCTGCACCGAGTTGGCGGCGAGTTTCGCGGCGGTCACCGCATCAGTCACCAGCTTTTCAGTCGTGACCGAATTGGCAGCCAGCTTGTCCACCGTGATGGCATTGGCCTTGACCTTCTCGGCGGTCACTGAGTCGGCGGCGAGATGCTTCGCGGCCACCGTGCCAGCAGCGAGGATGTTGTTCGCCACGAGGTCGAATGGCTCGAATCTCGTACCGTCCCACGTCAGGACTTCCACCACACGATCGGACAAGGGCACCAAGACGCTCGGACTGTTGTTCGGCGCGCCCGTCCAGTACGTATAAAAATCGGCCAGCATGGACGGCGAATTGTTCTTCTCACCCTTCCAGCGGGTCCAATATTTCTGCGTCCTCCACCACATGTCCCCCGGCTTTAAGCCATCATGATTCGGCTCGTCGGGGCCACGGTAAATCAGATTCTTACCATCAGCAGTGGTCTGCGCCTTCTTGGCGGCCGCATTGGCTTGATTGGCCTGAGACGCTGCGTTAGCTGCGGCAGTCGCAGCCTTGTCGGCGGTATCCTGAGCTGTCTTTGCAGCCGTATTGGCCTTGACAGCCGCATTGGCCGCATCAGTGGCGGCCTTATCGGTCACAGTCACCCAAGCACTGCCATTCCAACGCTTCGGCGTGTTCGCGCCTCCAGTCGTGTCAATCCACAAGGTCGAAGCCTTGCGCATCGACGTGGCCGGTGCCGTGCTCTGGATGAGCACGTCGGCCTTGCCATTGGCCACGCCAGCGGCGGCAGCTGCTGCGGTATTGGCCTTCTGCGCGGCATTGGCCGCATCGGTGGCGGATTGTGCCGCACTGTCAGCCGTGGCCTTGGCTTGGGTCGCCACACTGGACGCATTCGCGGCAGTGGTCTTGGCATTGGCCGCGTCCGTCTTCGCGGTGGAAGCGTCCGTCTTGGCGGAAGCCGCGTCGGACTTGGCGGACTTTGCGGACTCATTGGCGGTGTTAGCCAGCGTCTCCGCGTTGCCTGCGGTCTTCTTCGCGCTTTCGGCGGCGGTCTGGGCGGCATTGGCGGCATCCTTGGCCTGACCTGCGGTGGTGGTCGCACTCTTCGCGGCAGCGTTGGCCGCATTGGCGGTGTCCTGCGCTGTCTTCGCCGCACCATTGGCCGTGTCAGCTGTGCCTTGAGCGTTCTTCGCTGCGGCAGCGGCATTCTCAGCAGCCTTCTTCGCGTCGGTGGTCTTAGCCGCATTATCCGCGATATCCGACTTCGCCTGCTCGATCTGCTTCGCATTGTTCTCCACATCGGCATAGCCCATGTGGTTCCACGCGGAGCCATCCCAGACAAGCGTATCGATCACGCGGTCTGTGAGCGGCACCAGCACGGACGGGCTGGCGTTTGGCGCGCCGGTCCAATACGTGTAAAAGTCCGCGAGCATGGACGGCGAATTGTTTGGCGTGCCCTGCCACCTCGTCCAATACTTCTGCGTCTTGAGCCACAGGTCGCCGACGATCAACCCTTTGGATGCGTCCGGCTCGTCCGGCCCACGGAAAGTATGGTTCTTGCTGTGGGCTTCGGCATACGCCTGCGCCGCCGACTCCTTCGCCTTCGAAATCTCGCCGTTCGCCGTGGTCAGATCGCTTTTGGTCTGCGCAATATCCTTCCGGGCCTGAGACAAGTCGGCCTTGGCCTGCGTGAGCATCTGATTCGCCGTGTCGAGATTCGACTTGTTGGCTTGGATATCCTTCCGCGCCTGATCGAGCTTGGCAGTATTATCCTGCAAAGCCGTCTTGTTGTCAGCCAAATCCTGCTGGATTTGCTTGACCTCTTCAGGCGAGACAGCGGAAGCCACGGTGACAGTGGCGACTGCCGACCAGTCGGAACGGTTGCCCGCATGATCGACAGCACGGAAAGCGTATGTGTGCGAAGAGCCAGCCGTCAGACCAGTAATCACATAATCGCCGATACCGGTCGCGACGGCCGCGATCTCCCTGAAAACACCATCAGCCAAACGTTCGCCGAGAATATTCCTATCCCAATCAATAGGCATGGAACCACCATCAGCGGTTTTCCCATCCCAAGCAACCGAAACCACGCCCAACTCGGAAGAAAGGATCGGCTTGGATGGGACCGGAGGCGGTGTCGTGTCCTTGGCGACAGTCAACGCGAACACGCTGGACCATTCGCCCATCTGGTCGGAATACGATGGAACGGCACGCACTCTGATAAGAATCTGAACACCGCAATCCAGATTCGACCAAGACAACGTATGCTCAGTGGTCGTGCCAGCGGAATGCCACTCATGCCCAGTCTTGTTCACACGATATTCGACCGCATACGACGTGATGTCCATGGCGGTGCCATCAGTCGCCAACGTCACATCATCCCAACGGGCCGTAACCATGCCACGCGCATACCCGTTCACATTGATGTACGCATCGGAATTGGCCGACAGATTCTGCGGAGCCTTCGGCACGCGATGGTCCTTTTCAGGAGCCGGAATCGCACCGGACGCGCCACCCAAATGAGCACCACCGGTAATACCGTTCATACGCTTCGTCAAACGAACCGAGGAATCATAATTCTTGTCGTTCAGAATCAGCGAAGCCTTGAACCCAGTCGAGTCGAGTTGCAACGTGACCTGTTGGACACGGACCTTCTCACGGTTCGCCACTGTAGGCGCGGTAATCCAATCGCCTATCGTGTAATCGATGAGCGGCAGACAAGACGCTTCGACCACGTTCACGGATCGCGTGTACTGTCCACGAACCCTAGCCGCGTTAGCCAACGTCGGTTTGATGAGATGTTCGGCGGTCTCCTTCTTGTTCACACCCTGTTGGCTTGAATACAATTCCCAACCGCCCCAAGGCTTCGGGGCGTTCGGATTATCCTGCCGGAAATTAATATTGTCGCCACGTACAAGGATCGAGGAAGCCAACCCGTCGATACTCTCGTCATCGGGAGCCTCCGACACATCCTGAGCAAGCGTCACCACACACGATTTGGACAAGTCACGGCAGACGGCGACGCTATCGGCGTTCCATAACAGCAGTTGCCGGGCATTGGTACGCCAATCGCATAAGCCGTTGTTCACCAGCGAATCCAACACGTCCTGTATGGAAATGCCAAGATCGTAATATATGCTCGGCAGCATGTAGCCCCACTGTTTGCCAGCGGAATCGGCACCGGAAGTGAACCGGCTGCAATCGACTTTCACGCCGCCACGATTCCAATTCTCATCCATGAACGTGCGCATGATCGTGCCAGCGTTCGCGTTCGCGAATTTACGGGTGCCTTTCTCGTCGCCTTTGGTCTCCAATCTGGACGTGTCCAGATTCAGAGCCTTCTTCAACAGCCACCCGTAGGAGACGCCGGTCAACGACACCGTGTTGGATACGTCCAGAGCATTCCTTGAACGTGAAGCGATAACAAACCGGCCATTATACGGTTCAATCCAGCGTCCACCATCAGACACTTCCACGGCGATTTCCAAGCCGGTTTCAAGACGCCGGTCAAGAATCTCACCACGCAAAGCTTTACGCGAATAGCTGACGGTCAAAGCACCTACAGCATCATGAGTGAACGACACAGTATAGGAAGTCGGTTCAGGCAGCAATCCAAGCTTGCTTCCATTGGCCTGATATGCGACAAGACGAGATTTTAGAGTCTTACCCATAAGCATCCCTCAACTTAAAAAGAAAGAAGCCAGTGGAAATCACCACCAGCTTCTCTTAAACCTGCACGCCACATTCCCGGAACCAGTGGCCTTAACTGCAATCCTGTAGTCACCAGAAACATCAGGATTGACTTGCAACCTACCGGAAGGCAGATAATCCAATCCGGCTGTCTCGTTCTGAGAACTGCCAGACCATGCGGAATCACTATCGGAACTCCATGCAGTCAACGATCCCGCATCCAAATACAAGTAAGGCCGAGCATCCACGCGCGTGCCAGACCATGTGATACCGGTACCGGATACCGTATCCTTCACCGTTATGCCCGTCACACCTTTCGGGAAACGAAACACCATGTCTGTTATGGGAGCGTCACCGCAACTATACGGAAGTTGAGTGGAAAGCACACTCGGACTAGCGTTCGGAACGCCCTGCCAGAACGTGTAGTATCCGGCGGACGGCATCACCGAACCGCCGGACATGACCTTCCCGCCGTTCAAAGGCAGTGAGACGGTCTCATGCGTGACGGAACGCCACCACACGTCAGGCATGGCGAACACGGCAGTGAACGGAACAAACCTGTTCGGATGACTCTTTGAATCATCAGGACTCAAAGAGGTCAACTCGACACGGGTACGCTGCTCGACACCATCGATAATCCGACTCATGACAAGATTCGGCATCGTGCATAACCGCATCAGCCTGGATGATTCACCAAGCACGTCAGGCTCCCACGCGCATACCTGCAACGACAATTGACGTTCCGAAAACCTAGGCGTCATGCCGGAAGGGATAGAACCATGCCGTTGCGGAACTGTCGAAACGGTACGGTCAACACTGATGGCGCTCAACAATGTCGAGCCAACAGTGACGATGCAGTTCTCCGAATCAAGAGGAACATTATTCAACTTGTAGAAACACGTGGAAAAAGCCACGATACTCCCCTCTCACATGCCGATCATCGCAGCCTTGTCCAACTTCTGATTCGTCTGAACCGAGATTGGTGTGATGGTCGGATATTGGAAGTTCTGCGTGATGTTGTATGTAGGGCCGCTTTCAAACTTGACATCTTCGGAAGAGCCTGCGGAATAGTCCGAAACCATGGAAGGCATCGAAACACGAGTCATACGACGCGCGTTCTTCAAATACTGGCTTGGGATGTCACCGCTCGCATTGATGGCGCTCATCACTCCCTTGCCGTACAGGGCTTCCATGCTATGCACTGCGGCGGCACGTACGACATATTCACCGGTGGACACGTCGGTGGAATCGTTCAAAGCGATGGAATCGCTCGTGTTCGTTCCGCGTCCGACGATCCTGCCGGTGCGGGTCACATTATCGCCCTCGACCTCACCGCCTGTGGCGCGTCCTCTCTTGGTTCCGAAAATAGCGTTGAACGTCCTGCTCGCCCAGCTTCTGCCCTCGGCCCACAAAGTGCCGAGCATTCCCCAGAAACTACCGGAAATATTTCCACCGAACTGTGCGTTATACGTGCTTCCATTCCACTGGTTCGCGGTGCGTTCAGCACTGCGTTTCGCCGGCTGGGTGTTGTCCCTCGCGCCGAGTGACGCGGTGGGTCTCAACGAACCGTAGGCGTTGGCGTCGCCTTTCAAATAGTCAATGGTCATCGAAGCAAGATCGGAAGCCTTCAGATTGGTCGTATAGCCATTGCCATCCGTGCCTTTCTTGAACAGGTCGGCATGTTTCCTGACCTCATCGGTAGCGACAACGGCCTGATTGCCGTCTGCGTCCAACACGATGGTGTATTTGCCTGAACCGTCTGTGCTCGCATTGTTCATGAGATTGTTCACGGTTGATTGAACCTCATCCGCGCTGGACAATGCTCCGCTGTTGATGCCGTCAAGGACCGTGGTGAAGATCGCCGTATTGCCCTCGCCGGGGAACAATGCCCGCAAATCAGACAAGTAGGATGTCAGATTCTGCTTCGATTGTTCCGTTTCGGTCTTGAACAATGTCTTGACCTCTTCAGGAGTCAACCCATACAGTTGTTGCAGTTTCTGAATCTCCGACTCCGGGACGCCCATCGCCTTCGCCGTCTCGTAGAACTGTGTTGACAATTCCTGCTGTTTCGCATTCACCTCATCGGTTGACGCGCCGGAAGCAACCAACTGTTCAAGCCAATCATGGCCTGTCGTAGCGAGATTCTGCAAGCTGGTCTGAGCCAACTGTCCAGCCTCGGTCATGTTATTGAACGAGTCCGCGGCACTGTCCCAAACGTTCTGTACGCCCAATTCCTTGATGCGTTGGATGGAATCACCCAAACCGTTGTAAATCTGACCATATTCCGTTGCGACACTCAAAGCGTTCTGCTGCGCGGTACGCTGATTATTGACAATGTCGTTGTACTTCTGCGCGGCACTGTTCAACATCTGCTGACGTTGAGATTGAGTCGCAATGGCAATGGAAACCGAATCGGAATCCTCACCCATCTCGATCAAACTCTTCGCATAGCCGGCAGCATGACCATTCGCGACGGAAGTCGCTTCCGCATTATCGATGTACTGCTGACGTGCCTTCTCCATTACTGCTATAAGCTTCTTGGCTGCACCAGCTTCATTGCTGTAATTCTGCGTCGCGGTAGCCGAATAAGTGCTGTGAGCATCATATGTGGCCTTCAACTGATTCATCATCGAGTTGTAAGCCTTCGTACTGCCGCTCGCAGCCTTGCTCAGGTCAGTGGTCGAAACACCAAGCTTGTCGGCGGCTTCGGCAGTATTCTTGAATCCAGTTGTCCAATCATCCAACCAGCTCCACCAATCAGTCTCAGCATAATTACCGTCCTTGAACGCATCCTGAATCGCGGAAGCGACATTGGATAACGCGCCGGAAGCTTCGGCGGCCGAATCAGGAATCTTACCCAACGCTGTCGCAATATTCTCGGAAGCACGCTCAGTCGCCTGGGCTTTCGCATTGTAATCGGAATACGCTGCGATTGCTGCCGTAATGGCAGCCACACCCCAAGTCACCGGATTGGAAAGCGTAGACGCAAGCATCCCACCCAAACCAGACGCCACGGCCTTCACCTTGCCCATCGCGCCCTCAGCAGAGCCGACATTCGACACGAACTTAGAAACAGCGGGATTAGACGCCACCCACCCCTGAGCGACATTCTTCAACGTCACACCAGTACCGGCGGAAGTCACGCCCAACTCCATCAAAGCCTTCTGCCATTGCAGCGACTTCATCGTGTTCTCAACCACGGCAAGCTTCACCGTGTCCAAAGCGGTCTTGCCGGCCTTGCCGAACGTGGCGAACACGCCCAACGCGGCCTGAATCGGTTCCGGCAACGCGCTGAAAGCCTTAGCCACAGCCTCGGCGGCGGTAGCGATAGCCTGAATCAGCGGAGCAGAAGCACGAAGAGAAGCAGCCAATGTGCCGCCGAACGTCTTAGACAGTTGCCCGACAGTCGAAAGCAGCTGGCTGAACATCGGACTCACATCGCCAACAGCGTTGAACACCTTCTGGAAACCATCGGAAACACCAGACGAGAAATCGGAAATACCACCGCTACTGTTCTTCAACAGGCGGCTCACATTCTTCGTGAACGAAGCAATCGTCCTACCGGCATCACCGAAAACATTTCCCACGGTATGCCGCAGAGAATAGCCAGCGTCACCAATCTCGGAGAATGAATCACGCATCGCGGACTGCGCCACTTTAGCGCCAACGGCCCACGACTTCAACGTGTCTTGGAACTTTGCCGAATTGACAGCCTTATCCGCCTTCTGCAACTCCTTGGAGAAGCTTTGGATGCCATTCTGGTCCTCAGCCAAAGCGGAATACAAGCCGGAAGCAATACCCATGAGCGCTTTCACGGAGTTCTTCAAATATCCAGCCTGTTCAATGACACGCTGCATCGACTTCTCAATCTCACCGGACGCGCGTGCGTTATCGACCCAACGTGCGAACTGATCCGCAAGCTCACTCACATACCGTGTGGCACGAGGAAGATACTGGCTAGTTGAATCGCCAAGATTCAGAAAAGCCTTGACAAGGCTCTCAACACCCGGTTCCAAATAAGTCAACGACTTATTCACATCGTTGAAAATGCTGGATACGACGCTTGTCTTATCGGCTTCCTTGACCATCTTGGTCATGCCGACGACGATTCGTCCCTCATGGTCGGCAAGAGTTGACATTTGGGGAATCAACGTGTCGGCAATGGAATCAGCCAACCCGCGAATTGCTGGACGCGCCTGACCGTAGAACGCGTTCACCACACTGTCGGACAGTTTGCCTAACTTTGTGGATGCAATGTCGATCTGCTCGCTCCAAGTGGCGCCCTTTTCGCCCCAAATCAT